TCGCCATGGCATCATCAAAAAACGGAACTGGCTCTTCGAGATAAGTGTTGGTACGCTCATCCTTCTTCCACTTCCATTGCTGAATTTCTTTTATTGTATTGACGCAGGACGGGTAGATATGGATCCTATGCTGTTTCAAATAGTCTATCTGGGCATGCACGCTGTTCGGCTCTTTCTGCACACCTTTTGCGCGGTATCCCGCCTTCTGCCACATCTTGATACGGTCCGGCTCCGCAGAATCGCACCACATACGCAGGCGCTTGCTGAACTGTCCTTCTGCCAGCCGGATGATCTCATCCGTATCCATCTCATACACGTACAGCTCCCGGCACAGATACAGCTCCCCATCCTTGAAACCGACCTCGCCGATGCAGTTTGCGTGGTTGAAGCCGAAGTCCTGTGCATTGACCATGTAGTCGAATCGTTCCGGCGAGCGGTCAAATTCTTCGACAACATAGTTTTTGAGGATCAGTCCGGCGACTTCTCCCCATTCCCCCAGGCCATATACCCGATACCCTTCTGGATCCACTTCCTTACGCCGCATCATACGTCTTCGGTAGGCATCATCGATAAAGCGGTTCTGCTCGTAGGTTGACTGATGTGTCAGAACATCCGGATCTGACCGGTCAAAGAACACACGCTTAATCCAGTGGTACGCCGATACCGGGTTGAACGTCATCCGGATCTGATAGAACTGTCCATCCGGCAGTTCACCACGGAGACGGTCATCAATGATCTCGAAGTCCGCCTGCGTAATTTCCGTGGCTTCTTCGATCCAGACATCCGTCAGCTTGCCACGTTTGAATGTAATGGATTTCAGTTTTTCACGCTGCTTTTCATCGTTGACGCCTCGGAAAATGATCTGATTGCGGTTGATTTTACACTCCACAATCATGTTGGAGCTGTTAATATGCCAATATTTCTTGTACTGCTCCCCAAACATGCGAAAAATAGCACCTTGCAATTCTGCAAAAGTGCTATCCCTGTTTGTCACGTCCGCCTTTCGAACGCATAGAAGATTTCTTCCCGGATCCTGCATCAGCCGCAAGATATAATTCTGCGCCGTATCAACACTCTTTCCTGATCCAGCAGAGCCTTTCATAACAATATACCGTTTTCGGCTGCGGTCAACTTCTTTGAAGCCTGGGTTCATCTGGACGTTTATGTTCATCCGGAATCGTCCTCCCCGTAGTCAATCGTGATGTTGAGATCCATATCGGTTGCCACATCAACTTTCTCTGTATACAGTCCGTATCGCTTGCCGAGAAGCTCCGCAGCCTTTAAGCGCTCTTTCTCAGACGGTGCCTTTTCGATGGTTCGTGCCTCGGAGCAGCCGTCGCCGGTTCCTTCAACTACAATTTCTGTGGAACTGCTTTTTCCGCGAAGCACGGAAGTCAGATACTCTATTACTTCCTGGGCGTCCGCCGTCTTCTCGTTGTGGATCTCTTCCATCCGATCAGCTATATATTTTTTAACGTTAACATTAGTTAACAATCTGCTTGCCGCCGCTTTAGCTACTTCATCACTTTTCACGCCTTTATACACTGCTTTATATGCCCGAGTGGCGTTCAAATCACTCAAATATTCATCGCAAAACTTTTTTCTGTTTTTCCGTCACTCAAGCTCACCTCATTTCTGCACGCAAAAATTCCCCGCATCTCTGCGAGGAATCCTTGTATAAGAGTAACAAATCGGAGAATCTCCATCCACTGGAGAGTTGGAACTGCAGGATTCGAACCTGCGCCTCGTGCCGGCGTCTCTGCGCTCTCCTTGAGCTACGTTCCAATAGGTGCATGGTACCAATCTGCACCGTGCATCATTCGGGCTTTTTCCACGGGCTGATGCCTGCCAAATCAACGGCCAGGCTGTGACACCTGACCGCCGCTCAAAATACATTCACAAGGAGGTAAAGAAAAGATGAAACCCTTCCTGCCGTTCTCTCCATGATACACTATAACATTTTGAAAACGAACATTGCGAACAAAACGAACAAACTTTCATTTTCTCTCAAAGTTTTCTATGCCGCCTCCATGAACCTCAGATATTCCATCCGCACGCTGTCTGCGGTTGCCTTTCTTCCGAGTTTTGCCGCCACCTGACTCCAACTGAGCCCCTCGAACACTTTATACTTGATAATTCTCTGCATCCTCTGCGGAATGTGGTTCATCCACTGCTCCACTTCTACCTTCAACCGCTGGGCGTTTTCCCGGCGCTCTTCCAGGATTTTCTCCTCGTACCGCAGGCGCGAGTCCTCCTCATAGGTGAACGCCGTCCCTGCGATCTTGAAGTGCTGCGGATTGTAAGGGAAATCCGGATTGCTCCCGGATACGTTCGTCTGCACGATGGTCTGCCGCTTTTTTTCAGCCGTCTAATGTCCTTTTCCGTCTCCTTTATCAGCTCGCACGCGTCTATGTACTGCTCCAGTGCCTTTTTCTCCATTGGTATCACCTCCCCATGTGTGTTCTTTTCCGGTTGTCCTGTCTCTCATTCTGATCTCAACCAACTCCAGATGCGACACGTTCAGAACCTCCCGCACAGCCTTGACCACGTTCCAGATTGGCCTCGGCAGGCGGACGGCGTTTCGAATTGCTTTGTCTGCGGTTGGATCGCGATATCCTTCACCATTCATCTGCCATGCCCCTTTCTGTTCTTCCTAAATTCTTTAATCTTGTTCTGAAACATCTTCATTTCATCCATCGTAAGAAATGCCGGAATTAAATAGTCTGCTTCTTCTGGGCAAATATACACCATTACTCCATAAAATGTGACTTTAACCATTTTCTTTGTACCATGTGTGTAATTCATTTCATATGTGATCTCGTCTCTATTCTCTTGCACTTTATGAAATCCGTATTCTTTTAATTGATCATCGATGATTTTTACTTTTAATAATTTCATACTCGCTTCTCCCACTCACGCAAATCTCAACTGCCACTGGCTGTCGTCGATATTCAGATTCGGCACCCGCTCCCCTACTTTTAAGTACGAGCAGTTGGCTTCTACTAACTTTTCCGCCATAATCGGCACCACACTGTTCCCGATCCGCGCCACCTGCTTTGCAATCGGGTACGGTTTCCAGTTGTAATCCCGATCAATGATATAATCTTTCGGGAATCCTTGCATCAGCTTCAGTTCTTCCGGTTTCAGCATTCGCAGGAAGATATCCTTCAGAATGTATTTTTCTCCCTGAATATCCAGCACCACATTAACCAAACCAAAACGATCCTTCGTGGTGATCGTATCCAGTGGCCTGTCAATGCCTTGGCAGCTTCCGCCGGATCCGTAATATTTAATCAGGAATGCGGATATCAGCCCGAAGTGCCCCGGCGATGTTGTAATCGTATGCAATGGCTCATCGCAACCCTGTCCGATACCAGTCTTGTAATATTTGGTAATAAACGCTGTCACCAGCCCGTACCGGTTACTGGTATCAATGGTCTTGATCGGCTCCGTTAGAAACTGGCCCCGGGAATCTCCGGCTTTCGTCTCGCCGTGATACTGGATGAGAAAAGCAGTCACCAGACGATTGTGATCTACGGTGGTAATTGTGCTGCAAGGAGAATGCAGGTCACTTCCACAACCTTTATAGTTTCCACCATATGCTTTATCCAGATACGACAAAAACAGCTTTTCTCCATCTTTTACGATATATGGATTCGGATTTTCCACGATATATTTCCGGATTCCATTCGCGATACGCTTCATAGTCGCGTCCGCCAGAGGCTTTGGCCTATCAAATATGGATCGTCCAAAATCTGACCAGTCTATGTAGTCGCCACAGGCTTTCCACCGTGGCTCTCGATCCTTGAAGTGAGTCGGTGCCGGCCATACAATCTCACGTCCGTCTCTCCGGAAGATTGCGTACCAGCGTTTCCGTGTCGTGGGTGCTCCGTAGTCTGCTGCTATCAGTTCTCTGCACTCAAACATATATCCAAGAGATTTCATTGCCATAATAAATTTTCGATAGTCCTCTCCACGACGTTCCTTAATCGGATGACCATTACTGTCAAGCGGCCCCCACTGTTGTATTTCCTCTACGTTTTCCATCAGGATCACGTCCGGCAGAATTGCTTTAGCGTGTTTGTAAACAGCCCACGGAAGAATTCTCAATCCTTTCTCCCGTGGTTTACCGCCTTTTGCCTTGCTATGGCTTGTACAGTCCGGCGACGCCCACATCAGAGCCACGTGCCGGCCTTTTACATATTTCTTCAAGTCAACCTTAAAAATATCTTCTGTTAGATGCAGCGTGTTCGGATGATTCGTTTTGTGCATCAGGATGGCATCCGGATCGTGATTAATCGCAATATCTACCGGTCTCCCCAGTGCCATCTCGATGCCGACGGAGGCGCCGCCCCCGCCAGCAAAGCAGTCAATAATCAGATCCTTCATTGTTTGACCCTCTTTTCGTAGAAATTGTTTTCTTTGATATTTTTCATTTTTTTCTTTTGCCCCGGCCGGAGGCTGGCTCCTTTCTGTTTGTTCTACACTGTCATTTTAGCTCCGCACTTCGGGCAGAACTTCCATTTTGCTTTGATATATTCTGTACTGGATCTTCCTGTTTCAACGGCATCATAACTCTCAACCTGAAAGCCACAACCAGAGCATTCAGCATGGATATAGTCGTTGTGCTCTTCTCTACTTTTCCACTTTGCTTTTTTCATTCTTCCCATGATTCCTGCTCCATTCCGTAAGATATTCTTCCTGCTCCCGGTCCTCTTCCGGATCCTTCGGACGCTCTGCCCGGTTCAGCAGCCACGCCACCGCACAGATGATCCCCCCGCAAAACACGATGATTCCAATCACTGCCATCTACTCCTCCTCTCTGCCCTTCCAGCAGCGTTCCAGTTCTTCTAGGACTGCAATGCATACCCGGTCTACAAAATCCCCATTACCGAATGATTTCGCAAGCTGAGAGCATTCCTGGACGCTCTCAGTATAGTCCTGTTCTTTTCCTGGCCGATTATAATACTTCTTGAAAAATCGCCAGACCTCTGTAAAGAATTTAAAATAATTCATCATGGTAGCTCCTCAATCCGGATATAGATACCAGGCTTCTCCGCCCAAAACTTTTCAGTAATTTCAGATGCCACCAGCGCATCATCCTTCCAAAAGCCTACCAACGTCATGCAGTCTTTTAACATCTTCTGCAGGTTATCGGTGTCAGGCTTTGTGATCCTGTACTCTCCGTCCTTATGTCCATTCTTCGGGAAACACCACTTGGTAATCAGCCTTACGCCCGTTCTGTACGGTGCCATAATGCGATACTTGTACAAGTTGCCAATCAATTTCTCCTTAGCAGCTTTCAGTTCCGGCGGATCATAGAACACAGGTCTGCCATTCACGATTGTGACCTTGTGCTCCTGGTGTGTTATTGTTGGCGGTTCCATCGCCTAAAAAACTCTGTCATTTTTCATCATTCCTTTCCTGCGCGTCTGTGCTGGGTGGGTATGCTCCTAACCCGTTGTGGGGGCGTACTCAATCGCCCCACACTTAGGGTGGGCATGCCCGCACATTCCCGCCCGATTAGGGTATATATTTATATACAGGTGCCGGGCGGGCATTCCTGTCACCTAAAAAACATGGTGTCGGGCAACTTTCTGCCCGATGCCCGTTACCATGATCGCGGGCATTCCCGTTACCTATGTTGTTTTAGGTGTCGGGCATTTGCCCATGACCTAAAATGTTTCAGGTATCGGGCAAATACAACGTGTATCTTTATTTACCATAAATCCGATTTCTTTTAATGAATTTCGAACCGTTTTTTCCTCCGGATATTTCTCGCCGGTTGCTTCTGCATCCGATTTCAGGACTTCATACAGCTCCTTTACCGTCGGATATTTGTCCTCATGCGTAAACCGGAAATTTTCTATCGCCATCTTATATTTTTCCTTTTTGGCTTTACGCGCTTGCTCTCCTTGTTTCTTTCTGGCTTCTCTACCTTTCTGCCATGCCGGTTTGTCTGCTTCCAGCTCAAGATCTTTCAGCACGCCGATCTGATCCAGGCAGTGAACCGGATACTCAAACCACATGTTGACCGGTTCGAACTTTGGAAATTCCCGAAGTGTCCCTTCGATTCTCCATGCCGTATGGGCCTGTACTGCCGCTTTTGTCTCGGTGATCTGCTTATCCAGGGCTATCTTCTGCCACCGGTCCAGATGCGCCTCGCAGTAGCTCATCATCTGCGCACTGCTCAGTAAATCGTCCTGTGAAAGATCATCCTCCCACTTGAAATGCGCATCCAGATAGTCCATACACGCCTTGCAGATCGCTTTATTTTCTTCCTGCTTCATCAGCGCTTCTGTAGGCTCCAGCTCGATCAGATCCAGCAGAG